CCTGTGGTTCTGTTACCTGTTCTGCTACACCTTCTGGTGCTGTATCTACTACTATACTCATTTCTATGTCTCCGCCCCGAAGGGTTATGAAGTTATCTTTATAATGGGTCTGTTTCTAGGTTATCCATCGTTAGTTTAGTTGCGCTTTCTAAGCTTAATAATAAACCTAGTTGTCGCAACTGACCCTTAGCGTGCCAAAGGTCTTTCTCATTGTTCATAGTGTCAACGTCTCGTACACTAATCTCTATGTTCTTTAATTCTTCTATTAAATCAAGCCAGCCTTCTGACTCGAACATCTCTAATCTATCTTGTAAGAACTGCTCGTCTGTCTTCATTTAACCTGTAAAGCCCCGTCTGTCTGCATCTGCCAATTCTGCCTATCTATACTTCCTAAGCTTTTAGGTATGTAATTAAGATACCAACCTTTTGCAGTCTTAGGCACTTTACCGTGTTTCTTATAATAATCTAAAGCTTTCTTTTCTCTAGGGTCAACTACTTCATTATCGAATAGGAAATCAAACATACCGCCCATTATTGATATACTCCTGAAATAGCTGTCTCTACCCCTGCTTTTCTAGCGTTTGCTAAGTTCAAAGCAGTCTCAGAACGTAAGTGGTCTACTTCTGGAATGTTCCTAGCAGTCTCAGAGTTCTTATTTGCAATATCAGCCTTAGTTTTCTCTAAACCAACAGCTTGAGTCTGTAATTTAAGTATCTTTTCTTGAATCTTAATCTCATCAGGTGCAAGTTCCTGAGCTTCTGCGTACCATTTAGTAGCTTTAGCCTTCTCTTCTTCAGCTTCAGCATTTGTTTTATTAATATCTGCCTGTGCTTGAGCCATTTGTAATTCCATGTGAGCTTGTTCCATCTGCTGTTGCTCAGGATTAGGTTGATTACCTTGTGTAAGAGAACTAACAATCTGGTCTCTATTATGAATAGAAGAGTTTTGCATCATAGCTAGTAGAATCACGTTGAAAGCAGGTGAATCCTTAGGAATAGCTTGCAACATCTGTACCATCTGAGTCATTTCTAACTCTTTAGCCATAATTCCCATAGTTGAATAAGGGACAAACTTGTAATCTGATACAGGGTAACGCTCGACATCAAACTGAATCTTACGCCACATTGATTTATTAATCAAAGGGATAAGGAAAGTGTTCTGAAAGTTCATCAAGGTACGCTTCTGGCGTTTAATTGACGCAGATTGTGCCATAGACATACCTGAAGAGGTAGCTCTATCAGCATTTCCTACATCAGCGGAGCCAGTCCCCATCTGAATCATGTTTTGAAGAGAGGCGACCTGGGTAAATGTACTTTGGTCTGTGGTTCCCAAGTCCAAAGGCATTAAAGCTTCGCGTGGTGAACCATTAGTTAGTATCGTCTTGCCAGGTCTAACCTCAAACTTGATACCGCGTGGTAATCTAGTGGCATCAGCTGCCATCATAGGGGTAGTTGTTAATGCCAATGAGTCAATTCTTGCTCTCATCTCAGCATCTAGTGCTTTTTGAGGGTTATATCCCTTCTCACATACACCTCTACCCCAGAATTTATTAGGAACAATGTCATGTTGGTAACTAATGAACGGTCTGTCAACCATCATAAAGGCATTCTCTTCAGCTCTAAGGATATGCTCATCATTAACGATAGTAACTACCGCTTCAACTAGCTCATCTTTCTTAGAGTATTCAAAATCGTCTTGGTCTTTGTTCTTCTTTAGGAATCTTTTAGGTACTAAGCCCCAGTATTCAGTTATCTTGACCGAATCAGACTCATCAGCTCGCTTGGTTTCAGGGTCGAAGCCAAAGCGAACGGTATCATAATCACCATCAAGAGGAACATCACGGTATATGCCAGACTTAATCCCATCCACGACATGATAGCGAGGCTTAATGACTTCATGCGCAACTCCAAGTGCATCCGTTATAGAATTAGCAGTAGGGTCAATCAAAAACTCTTTAGGAGAGATAGGTTCTAGCTTAACATCAATAGAAGGTCTTTCGATTAACTGACGTGTGTAAGTAGTAGTACCATCTACAGGTACTTCAGCAGGAGACCTTTCTACATTCTGTTCAACGACAATCTTACCGATACCAGTACCGTAGATAGCACCGTTAAGGAATATCTCACAGACAGCATCCTTGACACCGTTCTTTTCTAGGTCTTCCTGTAGTAAGTTACGTACGTATTCTGCATCTGAAGGGTCTTGGTCCAACATATCATCTTGAATATCAAACCATTTACCACGACCAAACGTAGCTTCCTCTAATTCTGCAACTGAAGACTCTACAGCTTGTTGTAAAGCAGGTGAAATGATTCGAGACTTCTCAGAGTCTCTAGTTCTGTCGGATTGTAACCAGATACCACGCCAAAGTCGGTAGTATTCATCCCACTGAGTTACATAGTTAATATCTCTATGCGTTCTCCAACCATCAAGACGATAAGTTAGCCATGAAGCCAATGCGCGGTATTGAGTTTCCTTACTGTCGAACATAAGTGATTGATTTCCATAGGAATTTAGTCGTAATATATCATAAAGAGAGTAGGATTATTAACTAAATTGAATCAGTAGCCTGAAATAACATCCTCAGGTTCCCATTCTTCATCAAATTGTATAGAGTGTGCGAAGTCTGCAATAGATACTTGGTCTATATAGGACAAAGCATCTAGTAAATCATCATGTGAAAGACGTGAAGGGAAGTCAAGCATCTGTGAAATGAAGAATCTCCAGTCCTTATCCTCATTAAAGGTGATTTGTTGGTGTTCCATGCGTCCTTGAAGGGACCAAGTGATACGTTCAGACTTCTTTTTACCGCCATGACGTAGTTCGTCAATATGGATAAACCGATTAGTGACCCGCATCTCGTCTTCTAGGTAAGGCATGATAGCATTCTTCAAGGAACCCGTCTCAATACCTACAGTTGTAGCTTGATTTACATCTGCAGCCTTCAATATCTTAGTAGCAGTCTCTTTAATAGACCATCTACCGTGCATAATATCCTTAACCCACCACTTATCTCTATCAATCTTAACAATAGCAATAGCAGTTTCGTCTAATTTAGAGGATTTAAGCCCCCTTTCCTTCTCAGAAGCTTCAAAACCAGCGGGGTCTACAGCAATAACGTAGTTACCTTCTTCAGGTTCACTGCCTTGTAAGAACCATTCCTCTTTAAAGATACCACCAGAGAAGGTTTCAAAGGATGCTTCAAACTCTTGTCTAAAAGCCATAGAAGACATAGCACTTCTAGCAGTCTCAATCTCGTCTTCAGGGATAAAAGGGTTATCAGTAGAGTTAAATGAGAAAGCTTCCCAGTCATCATCCTTCTTAGCATCTATATATAGGTCGTAGAAGTGATTCTTACCAGCAGGTGTACCAATAAACATAGCACCACCTCTTACGTCAGCTAATGTAGGACGGATAATCATCTCCCAGACATCAGGACGCATTGAAGCGTACTCATCCATAACAACATAAGCAAGACCAACACCACGTAAGGTGTCAGGTCTGTCAGAACCTTTAAGGAATATTCTTCTTCCGTTTGTTAAAGTTATTCTTGCAGTATTCTCATAGGTATCTTGAATTAAGTCTCCACCTAACTCTTTCAACATATTCCACATAATGTCCTTAGCTTGTTGAAAGGTAGGACCAATGTAGAAGACATCCTTAGAGTCAGACTGTAATGCCTTAATAAGTAGAATCCAAGCAGCTAAACGACTCTTACCAAAGCGTCTTCCTGCAGCAACAACCTTAAACCGGGCTTCTGAATTGAATATCTCTAACTGAGCAGGATGTAGCTCAACATTTAAAGTACCCATTACTTCTTAAGCTCCTTTACTAACCTTCTAAGTTTATCTAGTATCTTGTTTTGTCTAGCTTGTCTAGCCCAGTAATCTTCAGGGAGTTCCTTTAACTTACTCATCAACTATCTCAGCTATCGTTTGGTCAGCTGATTTAGTCTTAGGATTCTTAAGGACCTTATCTTTAGACATCTCAGTTAATTGCTCAGATGTTCCTACGTTAATGATTAACCCATTCTCAGCTTTAGTGTGTTTAATCTCTACAGCTTTCTGAGCAGGAACAATCCTATCCATACACATCTTTAAACAATGAACATCACCTTTAAGAGCCTTAGCAATGACAACCTCAACAATCTCTTCTCCTCTAGAACTTAAGAGTTCTCTAGCAAGTTGAGTGTATTTATTAACAGAACCTTTAGGTCTTCCATTAGGGTTTTGAACAACTCCTTTCTTAAAGAGTTGAGGATTGGTCTTACGACCATCGACTTTAGTTGACATAGTTTAATTATCCATATAGGTTAAACAATTATAGGTACTTAAGTTACTTAAACCCGTTAGGGTGGACAATAAGGAGTTACCGTTTAGGTAACGACTTAGTGTTCATAGTACCTAAGTAGATATGAATTTAGGAGCTTATTACCTTTAACTTCGGGGTAGTAGACACTTAGAACACTTAATGACGTTAAAGGATAATCTAATAGTTACTTCTCAGAAGGTGGTGGTGGTCATCTCCTGTAACTCATGTTTACTTAAGTAGTGAACTTAGGTTTTAGTATAGCTGATGAATTAACTTTAGTAAAGCTAAAACAGCCTTATTTACTTAAATTGACCCGCTTTCCAGAGTTATCCACAATCTCTACTCAATCTTAGTATTTAACAGTAAACCCCAAACC